TCACTGAACCAATGAATGCAATGTCACACTCATACTCTGGTATCTTTATGGTAGGTCGATAAACATCTTGGTCTATGCCTTCCATAATATGAAACATTCCTTCAGCAGTTCCTATCGCCTTCTTCATATGATTGAGTACTCCTAACCCTGTGAATGAAGAGAAGGTAGCTAACTGCGCATGCTGTATACACTCTGGAACTTTACTCAGAGTATTTATACCATCCATAAACCAGAACCAACTTTTCACTTCATCGTCTTGGCTGCATTTACCAATGACCATAGAGTCGGCACCGTTAAACTTAGAGTACAACATAAGCTTTGGATTGTCTTTAGATAACTTGAAAAGAAGATGGTTCAATGTGTTAGGACCATACTTCTCTATAATAGTTCTGTAGTTAACTGGTATAACATTAAACCCTGCCTTCTCAAACGCTTTAGCCATGTATAAGTTTGTGCTCCCAGGTTTGTCAAGAACTCCAATGAGTACTATGTTACCCCTGTGATTTACCATAAATAATCTCCTGTCTCATTTGTTCTGCTGAGATGTTGTATAGGTTAATGCCTTCATGCACTAAGCTATGCATAACGCTCTTGTCTCTTTCTTGACAATCTCGGTATGCTTGATCGACAACCCCTTCAGCTTCACTCAAAGCATTATAGAAAGCGTTTATGTCGTTAAGCATAATCTCAGGGTTTACACCTGCGTACACTTGGTATGGTGCTTCTCTAAACATTGTTGCAGTATTCAAAAAGTTTTCATCTGTGCTATGTCGCTTAGCCTCATGTCCAACAATGTAACTAGGAGTTTCACATAGTAATGAAATAAGTGTGGGTCCCGACTGTGACGTTACGCTCATTTTAGCTCGATGCATCAAAGCGATTAGAACGTCTAACCCATCAACTCCTGTACGAGGTATTAAATTAATTATGTCTCTTCCAACCTTTGTTACCAAAGATGAACTATGTTTTGTTCCAGTGATAGCTACTTGAAAATGAGTAGTCAATCCGTTAACCACAGTCTCCCATACTTGTTCAGGTATGTTTCGGTTATCGGCTCTAGACCTAGCTCTCGCAGAAACAATTACTAGTTCTCTGGTAGTTCCAGCTAGTAAACTATTCACGTATTCCTCTGCTTGTGGTGAGGGAGTTAGCGGCTTCCACATTTGCTTAGCCCTCTCTTGAATTATAAAGTTGCATCCTCTAGGAGGTCTTATCGTCCATGTAGTGCCTATATTGTAATGCTGTTTGCAATAGTTTAGCAACTCAGTATACATATCTTGTGGCATCATGCCCCCTGCTGGTGCCTCTGGTAATACTGCCTCGTAACAATCTTGTTCTAGTCCTAGGTCAATAAACCACTTAGGCAACGGGATGAACTCGTCGATAAAGTCAGCGTACAATGGATATCTCCAATCATAATCTACTGCCATTGATCTACAGTTAGGAAACTCCATGAACCTGCGGTATCGACACCACGCATGCCATCTTGAACATGCCCAACCTAACTCTCCTGCCATCGGGCCGAAGAAAACTGTGTCTACGTCTTCGAACTTCATTGTTTACTCCTTAGCTTGAAAAACCACCTAAATGAATTATAATCCTAGCACCAGTTGAAGCGACTGTCTTGTTAGAATCACTAATGTCGTAATAAGGCTTCAACCATGCGCCATGAAAATACTTTACACCAAATCTATTCAGACTAGCAGCGTTGAATATAACAGGACCAGTATCGCCACCATCCTTAAGTTCACAAACGTCAGTAGTCCAATCAGAAGGCACAAACTGAATAGAGTGAACCCTTATCCCATTTTTGTGATCTGGATAGTCTGAAGAGTAGTTATAATCTGAGTCCAAACTTCCTAGTGTAATGAAAGTAAGTCCTGAATTTTTAGTTCTTGTTATTGCCATTCAAGGCACCTCCTAATTTAAAGTCGTCTCATGACGTACTCTTTCTTTGTTCCACCTTGTCCGCCACGACCAGTAACACATTCCCATCCTTCTTTAGTCATAGCTTCTGCAACCTCTACAGTGTCAACAATTGCGTCGTCTTTCCCATCAAACTGGCTCAAGTCAACTCTGCTTCCTACGAACACTTCCTTGGAACCTTTTGCATGTTCAGTGTATCTTCGCATAATCCCCGTTAGTGTAGTAGTTTTTGGAAACCAATGATACAGTAGCAATCTACTAAGGTTGTATTCTTTAGCTTCTCTTTCTTCTCGTTCATCCCTGTGGTCTGCAACTTCCTGCATGAACTCAGGGTCATTCGTCATTGTTTTGTATTCGTTCCATGTCATCATATGTGCTGCTTTAACATGTAACGGATTTGCTTTTACCTTTCGGCATATCTTACATTCTTCGTAACTCATATTAGGAATCCTCCTTATTTTTTGTCCTAAAAAAAGGGATAGGTAACCACAAAGGCCCCATCCCTTTTATTAATTAGTTAATCTTGAATGATGCTTCCTGACGCACCGATTCCTGCCCACGAAGCCAAGCCTACTTTCACAAGTATCTGGCAACTAGCCACAGCACCGACACTAGCATTGATAAGCAACGTACCTCTAGGAATATCTCCCTTGGTAGCCACTACACCAGTTAGTGCGGTTGAAGCCACGATATTAAGCGTTGCGTTGGAAAAGATTCCAGCGGCACCACTCAACGTCACCGCAGGTGGGGTAATTATATACGCAGAACCTAACTTGATATACTTAGTTTCTGGAACTAACAAACCACCCGTTGCAGTTGTAAGCCCTGTGGTCGTAACAGTACCACTCAGTGACAAATCACCAGTGATACTACCTGCCTGAATCGTGCTAAAACTAGCAGTACGAGCACCCTTCTCTCTTACATCTGATCTATAATGTGTACTTCCCATTCGTTACACCTCCCATTGCCGGGGATTGCTATAGAAAGGATGGGGTCCTTCTATGCATTGCGTATCTGGGAACACACGCATTCCATTTAATCTTCCGTCGGCCTTAGTGTTTTTTAGTTAAGGCACACCTGCCTTTTATTATTTGCCCTCTTCAACTTGAGGGCTGATTTTCCTGAATGTGTCAACCCAATGATCGACATCATCAGGGTCTCGTTCTTTTGCATTTTCAATATCCTGAAGATATTGTTTGTAGAATTCAGTCTCTTTCACACGAGTACCATGAAGGTCTCTGCGTGTTTGAGTATTGAAATCCCACTTGTACAGATTAGCCATGTCAGTCCTACTTCTAGGAATCATATGACCATCGTACAGTTTAACGTTATAGGGAATGGAGCCAGTACCTCCCGTAGAAGCCGTAAAGACTTCGTACGTGTAGTCCTCAAGCACAGTACTCCCATCAGGTAGTATCTCCCCTCCAGAGAAGAACTTCCCTGCGGAAGCTGGTGAAGCCATATAGTCATTCTTCCATACGTCATACTCAGCATCGAAGTCATCCCATGTAGCCCACGTTGGCTTTAAGATTTCTGTACCCACTCTTACACTCTCCTTTTATTCAGTAATTGCGTACGGCTTTATATAGGGCGCACGCTTGTATGCGGACTTGAGGAACTTTTTTAAGGGTTCCTCCGTCATTGCCCTAACATGTACTTCATTACCCTTGATAACATCTGAAAACTCGCTTCCACCAGGATTGTTAATGGAAGACCCAATATACCAAGCAGTCCATTGAGGACCCTCTTTGGGTTCCTTCAACATCTCATTGGTGTCAACATAGTAATACATAATGTTCTCCTTTATAAAGGGGTAGGTATTTCCTACCCCGTTATGTGTCTATTAATAGCTGCCAGTTTAGCTAGCGGCTACGTTACATGCATACCAGAATCGCCAGTTAGTTACACAACCGCCAAAGCGGTAGATAACAGTAGCGTAGTAATCTTTGGAAGTTTCATCTTGGTAAAAGTCAAACTCTGGAGCCATACGGTCTGTACCCATAAGGCCCTTACCAAGCGCACCTAAGAACCAACCATCCGAGTCAGTAAGTCGCTGCCAAATTAAAGGCGTGACTAGATTCTGCATCGCATTGATGTCATTGTCGGCACTCTCAGGAATATTTGCGCTCTTAAGAATACGGTCAGCCGTAAACTTCAGTTGAGGCGGAAGTAAAAGGACGTTGGGCATAAGCTCAATTTCGTTTCCTCTTTCGTCTCTGTTGTTAGTTGAAGTGTAGGTTTCCCACGTAGTCTCTAGGTTGTCATGGTTCAATGCACGAGCCACGGTATGATTAGCGTAAGTTCCGCCAACCTTGTCGGGATGCGCAGTATCAAAGAACGGAAGTACGTCATAAATAACGTCTCCACTAGTATCGTCAACAAGACCAGTAATGGTGTTATTGAAAACATCGTTACCAGCAGTTAACGCACCTGTATTGAAAAACTTGACGTAAAACCTATCCTTTGTACGAACTAATGATTCCTTCCAAGAACCTACTGTAGTCTTTAAGAAGTCGCCAAACTTCTGATTATCCTGAACAGATTCCATTGTGAAGCGTACCATACGCCCGTAAGTTCGATTCTTGCAATAGATCGTGTAGCTCTCTAATGGAGCGTCTGCCTTAAGGTCTTCACCTTCAGGTTTCTCAATTAGATCGCCTAGACCGATAGCTGAATTGAACTTCTCGTAAGCGGCGCTTGAAGGCATGATATCGAAAATACTTTCGTAAACGGGTTTGATTTCCTGATACTTTTCCCATTCCAAGTAGTAATCGTACATGTCCTTTTTCATAGCTTCTGAAAAGTCTGATCTACGAACACCTGCCATAGTAATTCACCTCCGAATATTTTAATCAAATCATACGATTTGACCTTCTAACCTTGTTCTTTACTTATTGTTCATTATGCTAAGTGATGCGGATTAACCCGAACGTATATAATCTTTTCAGGTACGTCTACACCTGTAACGAAAAACTGCTGAGTACCAACAGCGGTTGCGGCCTTAGCCGTAGCAACCTGCTTTAGTGATGTACTTTCTCTACCTTGAGGGGCAGAAGCAGCACAGAACCTACCAACTAATGAAGCTGATAGACATGCTAAAGTTTCGTCTGCTGGCATCGCAAAAATCGCTGTGGGGTCATGGATAACTAGCACGCTGTCCTTACCAGCAGTAGAGCTGGAAGTCCAATAGTCAGCAGTACCGGGTACAGGAGCACGAGGAGTTTCAGCCCAACCAACGATAACGGCTGTTGAAGCTATAACCATCTGCACCATGCCAGTTGTACCTGACGCATTAACAAAAGCCCCACCCTTACGGTGAAAGGAAATGTTAGCATCTATCGGCATGTTGGTTCCCATGCGTCCACCTCTAGCCCATCCATATTTCAAAACGTCTGCCATGTGATTTCACCTCCGTAATTTTTATGCTAAGTGATGCGGATTAAGTCTAACGTACGTAATTTTATTGGTGACATCCACACCAGTTACGAAAAACATCTGGTTCGCAGCTACAGCCGTAGCTACAGAGTCAACCTTCTGAATTAGAGTTATACCTGAACCTGTCCAAGTGGCACATACGAACCGACCAATTAGAGAAGCACTAAGTGACGCTGCATCTTCTGCTGCTGGAAGTCCAAATATCGCTGTAGGGTCAGTAATAACGAGACACCTGTCTTTGCCAACTTCAGTATTGGTAGTGTAGTAATCTACAGTACCAGGAACCGCAGCTCTCGGAACTTCCGCCCAACCTATCGCAACTTCGGTCCATGCGGTTACGGGTTTCATCACGCCTGTTGCGCCTGAAGCGCAAACAAAGGCTCCACCTAAACGATTAAACGAATAATTCCTCGCCATCATCATCTCGGTGCCTTGACGACCACCACGTACCCAACCATATTTCAAAGCTTCACCGTCTGCCATGTTAATTCACCTCCATAATATTATACTTAGTTACTCAACTTTTCTACCATGTAGTTTACTAAATGTGTTGAACAACCAAGTCTGATCTTCTGCTGAACTCTTCTTATTTACTTCTAGCCCTGACATCTCAGCCCAACGAAACATCTCGTCAGTAGGAGTCTGCTCAACAGGAGGACCATCGTCCACTCGTTGTTGTTGATTCCCACGAGGTGTATCAGAGCCTCTCTTGATGTCTGCCTTCAGTAAATTCTCATTATCTTCGTCAGACAAGAATGCGGTGACAAACTCTTTAACACTCAGGACTGTAGTAAGCTTGCCCTTTGCATCATAGACATGTTTGTACCACCTATCATCTTGTTCATCATATTCGAAATCTTCAACGATCAGCTTGACTATCTGACCGGGGTTATAAGCCTTCGGGGATGCTGAAGTAATGATGTCGCTTTCGAGAGAACTCCTGCGCCATTTGTCTAGGGTCTCCTGATGTTGCTTCTTCTCTACAGAAAATGAATCAATCTGCTTGTTCATATCATCCATAGTTCTCTGCAACTTGGAGCGTTCCTTATCGAACTCACGTTCCATCTTTACTCTTGCACGTTCTTTCTCGTCTTCGATATTCTTCAGGTCCTCGTCCGCTTGATGTTCCCTCAAGTCCTTGATCTGTGTTTGAAGCTTCTCATAATCGCTTCTCATAGTTTCGAACTCGTCAGGGTCAGGCATGTCGCTCATTTTAGTTTTAAGGGCTTTGAACTTATCCTCTGCATCCCTAGCTCGTTTAAGAGCAGCTTGCCTACGTGCCGCAGCTTTCTCAATGTCCGCCTTGGTAAAAGTAGGTTCGTCTTTCTTCGGTTCAGGGTCTAAGTCTAGGTCAGGGTCAGGTTCACCTTCCCAAAACCACCTAAGTAATTTGATTTCTTTTTCCATTTGTATTACCTCCTATATCCATAGGTGTTTGGTATCCACCTTAGTATTATGATTTTTCTAATCCTGTTTCAGATTCTTCCTCTTCAGGTACTTCATCTTTATCTGCGCCTCCACCGAATCCCGGTGGTCCTCCCCCAAGTGCTAACAATGGGTTCATAAGAGTACCAGCGTTTTCTTCGATCTCGTCGTAAATCTCCTGTAGTACTTCTGTAGGTAGAACTGGAGCAGCTTTCTTTGCTAGAGTTTGTAACAACTCTATATTCAGAGTCGTTGAGAAGTTCTGGCCTACGATTCCGAATGTAGATTCCATAGTTTCTTCAAGACTCAATATGTCAAACTGAGTCGGGTATTCCACTGGCTCAGTTTGGTCTTCTTGGTTCTGCCATTTCAATACTAGTTTCTCAATGTCATTCTCAGTCTTTTCTAGCTTCTTAGCTTTCCTAGCCAATGAACTATTGATGCTTAAGAACTGATAGGCTTGTGAAATTCCACTTCTCTGTGAAAGGAACTTCGACTGTGAACCAACAGTACCTAATCCTGCCAACTCATAAATCTTGTCTATATGCTGCTGAATCATTTTCCATATCGCATCTATCTGTTGTCTGTCAGGTGATATAAACGCAGGTGGGTGTCCAGCCGTAGATGGAAACGTAAATATCTGCGAAGTACCTATCACCCGTAATGGGTCACCGCCCTCGTCACTTTCTTCTAGTTGCGCTTGTGGGTCTTCAGGCATAACAAGCTGGCTAAATGTTTGACGCTCAATCATCTCGTCGATGTTTGAACACCAGTTATATATTACACGATTGATACGTGAAATGTCTTTGATTAAGGATTCTCCGATAATGTCCAAGTTAGTGTCACTGTTGTAACACGTTGTCATATAGACTTCACCTAAATCATTCTTACCTGACCTTATCTTCATTCCCTTAGCATTATAAATCTCCCACTTATCTCTCGTTATGAGACGAAAGGTTGTATCGTCTGTTCTCTCTTTACTAGGGTCCATATCATGGAACCCTCTGCTTCTGATTAATACCCAATTATAGTTTCCGAACTCGTCAACAGACCAATCTCTCAGGTCTTGTGGAACAACAATGACTGAATAAGGATTGAATCGTTCTTGGTCCGCCTTATACACATGCAACGGAACATTAATATCCTTTGCGTACGGGGAATCCACCACCACATGCACTTGACCATACACACTAGATAGATACGACACATGGTTCATAAACGTATCCACATCAGTTCCTCTACCATCAGTGTTAATTCTCCAACCGTCTAGCTTAGCGTCTGGAGGTCGTCTCACTATCTCCTTGAATATATAGTCAGCGTAAATGGCACACACCAAGCTACAGTAGTTTAGGTAATAGACTCTATCAAGACGATCTTGATAATCACCAGCTTGATCTTCTAGTCTATGTGAATACAGGTTCTCTTCGTTAGAGTAGTATTCCTTCCCACCTTGGGCGGACTCTTCGTAGAAGTTCCATTCCCTGATATACTGTCTATACAATGGATGTGTACGATCTTGCATCCCCTGTGTCTTTTTCTTAGCCATTTAGTTCACTCCTATTTATTCGTCCGAATCTGCATCTCTCATATCCACGTTATCCACGTAGTTACATTCATCTTCATGCACTCTATTATCGTTATAATGTATATTCACTATAATAGTTGGCATTGCGCTTTTGTCATTGCACGTACATTCTTTGCAATCTTCCATGTGATCTCCTTATCTACCAACAACAACTGTGCGACCATCCACCAACGCTTTCCTTCTAAAGACTCCATGTTTCACTAACTCAAAAACCATTGCTAGAGCATCTGGTCCATCATCATGCTTTGCTCCTGCGTCATAACCAACCAGTTGATTTATTCCCTCTCTATAATCCATATCCCATTGAGTGTGATGTCTGAAGCGAAGGGTTCCGTCGTTGATGTAGGGTACTAGCCCTTCGATACGCATCTTCTTGTCAGTTTGTCCTGTGTCTTCTCGTATTTTATATTTCAAGTCACTATCCAGTGCACGTGCTCTCTTTACTAATGCGTCTTTCACGAAGTACTGAAACGCTGTAGTCTCTACAACAAAAAGACGGTAATTGTATTTCTGATGTAGTGCTAGGATATCTTCCATCCTTCTCTCTACTGGTCTACGTTTCAAATCGAAATCGACAACAAATACTCTTCCGTCCTTGTGTCTACCTATAGTCACAATGGCGGAGAAATCTCCTGACCTCGCCTTCTTACCCTTTGATGGGTCCCACGCTCCATAGAACGTTAGGTCACTCAGCGTCATCAGTTCAGACTTGTGTTCACCTTCTTCTTCTTGCATACGTACTACAGTCTCAGTTGTGCCTCTGCCTTTATACTGTTCAAGCGTAAAGGTCTTTAAGTCTTCCTTATGTACGATCATTCTCGTAACATCAATTGGATTGTTCTGCTTCTCAGATTGGAATGCGGACATTCCATCTGGAGTCAGGCACATAACCATAAGGTCGTAGTACGACTCACCTTCAGGCCAGAGAACTTCAACACCCTGTAGCATATCTTCTTCGTTGTCCATAAAGTATGCCCAAGCGGCCTCGGCTGCTTTTTCCTCGTCGTCGTGCATCATATAGATGAATTGCCACTCTTCCCACAGGTCGAGTTTCTCGGCAAAATTGAGAACAGCCTTAAATACCTTCCGTTGCCAATCAGGTGCTTGCTTTCTGTCTAGAAGTTTGCTCAGCAAACTATCCTCATGTAGGATAGTACCAAGCACAATTATATCAGTGCTACCGTCTGTCTTTCCAGCCTTCACAACTTCTTTGTTTAACCATTGATGCCACAACTTATCTCGTGTGGTTTCTGATTCAACTGATTCACGTGACTCGACATCGTCAAGCAAGATCAGGTCTGGACGACCTCCCCTGTGCTTCCGGCCACGAGTCTTGCCACCACAACCTAATGCGTATATCCTTATTCCATTTCTGAGAACGATATCATCCTGCCGCCAGCGATAATCTCCCTTCCCTGTTGCCTCTGGGAAGTCTTCTTGGATTCTCTCATTAGACATGAGTTCAGATTTCATATCGTCTAGAAAGTCTTCAGCCTGTCCAACCGTCTCTGATATAAGAAGTATGAATTCTTTGAACTGCATACATGCACACCACATAGGCAGTACAAACGATAACAATGTAGACTTTGCGTATCCACGAGGTGCTGCTACTGCTAACTTAACTCCCTTGTCTAGTGGCTTCGATAGAAGATCAGCAGTCTTGCTGTACACCCACTTGTGAAAGGAATTGTTTTTCTTGTTAATAATATGCGGAAAGTAATAGTAACCAAATAACTCCATTGACACTGACCACAGTATCTTGCGGTGCTGAGCGTCCATAGGCATGCCCATCAGCATCAGAGTCTTTTCAATCACACGATGTGACTCTTCAGTTAAATCTATGTTAGACATCTCGTGCCTCGTCTAGTGCTTTCGTAGCATCTTTAGCAGCTTCGTGTAGTTTCTTATAATCAAGTTGCGCAAAGTTAACTTGTACTTTATCTCCAGTAATAGTAGATGGACCTTTCTTACTTCCTGCGATGCTTTCAGATAACGACCATAAAGTGCCAACGTTCTTATACAATTCATTCTTTAGCTTAAAAAGCTTTTCGATCTTCGTCGCATGTTCTTGCGGATTGTCCGCTAGGATTGCTATTTGATCGTCAATTCTTCGTAGGTCATCCTCTATCATTTCAGTAATTTCCATCAACTTATCTTTCTGTTCTTCGGGAGATACTATATCACCAGAGGCATAAGCCCCTTTATCCAAGTTGTCCATTATTCTTTTAATGTTCTGAGGTCTGGTACTACCAGCGTATCCCTCGTCTTCTAGGATAACAGCTACTTGATGATGGGTGCGACCCGCATCCTTTAGCTCTTTGATTCTATATCTCCATCTCGCTTCTTCATCTTTAGGAAGTCTTGCCATAGGTATCCACCTCTCATTTACTACAATATTTAAAAACTAGTCTATCTCTCTCCAAAGTAGACTCTATTACTCAAGTAGACAAAAAATAGAGAAGTCGTGGGAAATTCCCACGCTTCTCTTTGTTTTAACCATGCTGTTCTACATTAATTACATAAAAAGTGTGAAGTCGATATATACAACTTCATTTCGGGTGTCAACGTCCTCTACTTTCATTATACCTACTCCCTTAAAGAAAGTAAACATCCTACTCAGGTCAGCCCTATCAATCCCAAAAAAATCGGCATAGTCCTGTATAGTCTTGTCTCTTAGTCTACAGTCCTGCCGTTTAGAAATGAGGTTACACCTCTCGTCTGTCTCACGGCAATCCCAACACCAAAGCAAGAATGCTTTCTGCTGATACGTCAACTCTATGTGACGTACTATGATAGTAGGTACATCTGCTTTATAGAACGTCATCGCATAAGGCTATAGAAGCCACCTTTCCTTTCCAACAGTCTTTTATCAACTTACACTTATGTCTCTTACAATACTTGTTAGTATTCTTATGCCTTCCATCTAGTACCTGTGTATCAGTATTCTTCACCACTCTCATTCCACTCTTCAACTTACGTTTAGAAGAACTCATATGTCACTCCCTCTTCCATTACCTGATCTACAAGGTACATTATATGTTTGAATGGCAACTCGAACGGAGATACATAACCTACATGCCCCAACGGTGACTCACTTGGAGCACCTCTGAAGAACTTCGTATCGTTCGAACAGTCATTAATCATAACAGGCCAACTCTCTTTCTCTGCCATCTCAATCAAACTGTAGGTATAGTGTCTACTTGAGATAGGAGAAACATAACCTCTCCTGTGCTTATATACCGGCCCTTCGGTTTCAACAAAGTGATCTATCAAATCCACAGCACAAATCTGTAGCTCTGGCATATTAATCTGGTCTAGTCCTGTAGCTAATATGTCATCCTTATACTTCAGATAGTTTTCGTAGCTCTTGGAGTAGATAGGAGTTTCAATCAATGTCCAACTAAAGAGGTCAGATGCAAACCCTAAACTCTCTATAACGTATGGGTTAAAGTCTGTAGCCTGTAGGTTAAACCTTATCTCATTTAACCCCCACTCAGCTAGCTTCTCCAACACACCCTTATTAGCGTGCACTCCGTTAGTATACATGTATTGATGTACACCTAGTCCAGCTATCTTCTCCATAACTGGTTGTATGTTATCTAGTTCCTCCAACGGCTCCTTCTGTAGCCAGCCTATTGCGTCATACTTCACAGCTTGCCTATCCAACATTAGATTAACTTCATCTAGTGTGAAAGACATCTCACTAGCAGAGAAGCTATACAGATTCTTTCCTATAGGCGGTGCTTTCTGACTAGACTGCTCAGAAGCATAATAACAGAACTCACAACTCTGCGTACACTTGTATGAGTGCCTCACGTGCGAGACCACTCCAAATAAACAAGCGTGACATCCTGGTGCTATGATATCTTTTATATCACTAAACTTATGATTCTCCGTAGGAAACCAGAAAGATAAGAACCTGTTGTCATCTTGCCACAGCCCTGCTAGTTTATCCTGCCTACCTCGTATGTCATCAATATGCTTGTTGTAGAACAATCGCTCTACATACATTATTAACTCAATGACTTCTGCTGGAACTCTCACACTCTCAAACCCACCAAGACTAACCTTATCTAGAACATCCATTGCCTCTTGTCTAGTCCAATGTGTCTTAATCATATTCCACCTCGTAATAAGGAACAGCTACAGTACCAATCTGCGATACAGCAATAGCTGCTGCTCTGTTTGCAAAGATTGCAGCATACTTCATTTCCACACCCAATGGGTCTTCAATGCCAGCAGCATCAACAGCAAAGGCGGCTATAACAGTATCACCTGCTCCTGATACATCAACAACCTCAAGCGTCTCAGCAGGGTAGATTGTAACCTCTTTGTCAGCTACAAGTATACCACTAGCACCCATAGTCACACACATATAGTTAAGATCGAAATGCTCAACTACCTCTGGTGCTACTGCGACAATCTCTTCCCACGTACTAATCTCTGAGTTATAGTTAACATTAAAGAACTCTATGAACTCCTTCATGTTAGGAGTCACACAGAAAGCGTTAGCGTACTTAACCCAATCGTTTCCCTTCGGGTCTACGAATACAGGGATGTGATGTTTGATACCCAAGCTAATAACATCTACTGCCATCTGCTCACTCACAGTACCCTTAGCATAATCAGAGATAACGATAGCAGCACAATCCTTCACTACTTGCGTCATACGACTACGGAGAGTCTGCCCACTCTTAATGTACAATGGGGAAGTATCCTCGTTGTCTATACGAAGCATATGTTGGTTAGCTGCCACCACTCTAGTTTTTGTTGTAGTTGGTCTGTCTCTCTCAGCTACCAAGTAATCAGTGATTCCTCTATCACGAAGAAGAGAAGACAATACATTACCTTCATGGTCCTTACCTATAACCCCCATGAGGATACAATCCTGCCCTAGGCTAGATACATTAGCAGCAACATTAGCCGCTCCACCTAAAGAGTAGGTCACTTCTTCTAAGTTAACCACTGGTACTGGTGCCTCTGGGGATATCCTTGTTGTCTCACCCCAATAGTAACAATCCAACATTACGTCTCCAATAACCAATATGTTACTCACAGTCAACTCCTTTCGGATGCATTTCTCCACAGTCATCACACATCCAAGACATCTCTGTATAACGTTCCTTATATGTCTTACTAGGAACTTTCATCCCAGGACACATCATGTTCTTTGCACTAGCAGGTACAGTCACTCTGCCTTCGTCCTTGAAGTCAAGCCCTGCCTTCTTATCTATAGCATCTATAGTCTTACCCTTCATACTATCATCGAACACAACCTTAGAGTACCTCTTGTGTTCCTCAACCCTACTCTTGTCTGTCTTCATCTTGAGTCTCCTTCTCCTTGTACCACGCCTCTGTCGAGACGACTACGGAGTTTCTGTAGATTATTCTCAGCTACGGTATTAAGATCAAACCCAAGTTCATAGGCCATCATAGCTACATACCATAGCACATCGCCAAGTTCGTCAGCTACGTCCTTCTTGTTTAACACACCGTCTCTGATAACTTTCTTTATCTTATTCGCTACTTCACCAGCTTCCCCTACTAACCCCATAGTCACATAGTACAACCCTTCATCTGTATTCTTAGGATATACTGCGGACTTATCAGCTTGCATCTGATACTCATTGATCTCCATTGTAGTCCTCCAATTTCATAGATACCTTAAACAACTGGTACGTAGGCTGAACATCAACTTCCATCTCAGACCTACACATCCCTTCCTTATTCATACTAGAAGCATAAGCTAAAGCAGAACCTCTATGTGTGAAAACTGCTATACCATCTTCAAACACATCATAAGCATAATCCATCATTCTATCTTTAGCCCTTTGTATAGTTGATGCGATGTCGTCGGCATCTATCTCAACAGCAACTATGTACAAATCGTTACTCTTTTCCTTCATCGTAATCCTCCGCTCCACATTCGCACACCATTCTAAAGCATATGCATTCCTCGTCTATAATCTCTAGAAGT